GGCGACGTTGGCGGGCTGGGGTCACTTCCGAACCTGCATCTCAAACACCACCACCGCCCCGCCCGGCCCCTGCGGCTGGATCGGCATGACGTTGATGATCTGAAAGTCCTCATCCCCGCCGGACGGCTTGAACCGCAGCTTGGTGTTCGTGGTGGGTATGGACACACCCGCCGGCGCGCTCACAAGCGCCTTGCGGTCGCCGTGCTGGATCACGGTCCCGTCAATCTCGCGCGCGCTGTATTCGGTGATGACGGCGGTGACAGAGGTTTCGGCTTCAGTTGGCGTGCCCGGATTGAACGCCGTCCCGCCGCTGGTCGTGGTGTTTACCAGATAGGCGGTCGAGCCCACTTCCCCGAGCGCCTCGGCAACCTCGGCAGCGACTGCAGCAAAATCCTCGCTCATTTCAGCGGCCCGCCAATTGAGGCGAACCGCATGGAGGGGCGGTTGCGGTCGAACACGAACGGCTCAAACAGCGCATCGAGCTTGGCCGAATGCGGCATCGCCCCGTACACCCGCCCCTCGCGCACGATGGGCGTCCAGCCGATCTCCCCGACCTTGGTGAGCACCTTTTGCTGGTCAGGGGTGTAGGTGGTGGAGAAGAAGCCCGGCGTCGCAAGCTCCAGAGAGGCGGCGATGTAGGCGGCCTCCTCCTGAAGCGGCAGGTCATGACCGGTCGGCGTGAACTCCGCGCCGGCATATCCGCTGATCAGGTTGGCGACATAGCGAAAGCGGACGTGATCCTGACCGCGCACAAGCGCAGCCTGGGCGTCATCATCGCTCGCATCGGTCGGAGCGCTATCGCCCCGCGCCTCGGCGTAGGCCCGCCAACCTGTCAGCGTCGCAGCCATGGTTATTCAGCCGCCTTCTTGGCTTCGGCGACGGCCTCAGCGAGCTTCTCGTCGCCGAACAGATGAGCGCTCTTGATGCCCAGCTCCTTGGCTTCGGCTTCAAGGGCCAGGCGCTCTTCAGACTTGTCGCCGCCCGGCGCCGCGCCGCTCGCGGGATTGGTCACGGCGACCTTTCCGACGGGCCGGCACTTGCTGATGAGATAGCCGGGAATCTTGTCGCCTTTGACTTCGACAATCTCGCCGACCTCATGTTCGCCGTCAGGGCCAAAGGCCCCCTTCTGAGTAATTTCGAGCTTCATGGTGGTTCTCCAGATGCGAGACGGCCCCGCCACAAGGACGGGGCCGGTCTCAGGTCAGGCCGGAAGGGCCGATTACGCCACGCCAGTGGCGTGGGCGATGCCGCACTGATCCTCGGCGTCGAACTTGATCTCCAGGGCGGAGGCCGCCATGACGATGAAGTTGTAGTCGTCTTCCGGATTGGCGCGGAACTGCGCGCGGGTGGTCATCGGCATGCCGTTGAGCACCTGCAGAACCTCACGACGCTTCACGACGGCGATGATCTCGTCCGCCGGCACGTCGGAGGCCGGAACCACCTCGCCCACGCCCTCCATCTCGCGGACACGCTGCGCGATGGTCTTGTTCGGGTACTGGGTGGAGTAGTCCGTGTTGCCCGCGTAGTACCAGTCGTCCCAGTTCACATAGAGCGTGACCGGAACGCGGAAGTTCTTCGCGTGCAGCAGCTTGATGGTGGCGTTCACGTCAGCCAGCCATTGCGGACCGGTGGCGCCATTGAGGGTCTGCGTGGTCGCCCGGGTCGCCCGCTTGGGATGGTTGCGCAGCCCGTAAAGCTGGTTGCCGTCCACGACGATCTTGGAGTCGCCGTTCAGGGCGATGTCTTCCAGCTTCTCGGCCACCTTGCGCTGAGCGTTCCCGCGGCCAGCGGAATCCAGCTGGAAACCTTCGGTGCGGGCCGCTTCCATCTGGCGCCAGCCGTAGGAGAACGGGCTGTCGATGATGGGCAGCGGGGTGCCGTGGTAGGCGAACACCGGCTGGTCCGTGCGGCCCTTCGAGCGGCCGTCCAGGCTGATGTTCACCGCGCCGGAATCGCTGACCGTCTGGAAGTGGTGGATCAGCTTGCCGATAGGCATGGGGGTCGCGACCGAGGCGGCGAGGTCAGAGAACACCGCGAGCACGTCGCGCTGGATCTGAACCGCTTCCCGGTCCCATTCGCCCCAGACGTCTTTCGGGATCGGCAGGGCGTTGCCCACCAGGCTGGTCCCGTTCTTGAGGCGGTGCTTGCGCGAGAGGTCCTCGCAGTTGGCGGCGAAGGCCCGGCGGTCATGGCGCAGGAACTCCACCTGTTGAGGGGTGAAACGAAGCATGGGTGGGTCCCTCCCTTATGCCGCCGGAGCGGTGGTGACGCCGACGCCCCAGCGGACATCGGCCAGCGCACCGGCCGCATAGGCGCCCGGCGTGTCGTCGAAGTAGGCGTAGATCACCTCTTCATCGCCGACCGCGGTGAGATACCCGCTCGCGCCGATGGTCAGGGGTGCGCCCTTGGCGTAGGTCGCGTTCGCAAGCCGGACCTGGAACACCTGGCCAGGCTCGGGGCGATACGCGACGCCGGTGTCGCCCGCCGTGTAGGCGGTCTCGGCGTCCTGGTCCTTGAACGCGAGGTTCGACAGGACCAGCAGCTCCTCCTTCATGTCGGAGGCGGTGGCGACGATGAGTTCCGCGCCGTCCTCGGTCACAAGCGTGCCGGGCTTAAGCGCGGTCTTCACCGGCAAGTTCAGGCTCTCCGGCTCCTTGCCGATAGGGCCTCGGAAGATGACGTTGCCGGCCATGGTTAAGCCTCCTTGGACTTGCCCGCGTCGAGCGGAGCGTTGGGGTCATAGTCGGCGTAGGGGTCATCCTCGCCGGAGCCGCCAAAAGCGCCGTTCAGGGCGGCCGCCTTGCCGGGCTCAGCCTTCTTCGCCAGCGCGCGCGCCGCGTTGAGGGTCAGCTCCTTGGCCGCGTCCTCATCAAGGATGTTCGCCTTGACGATCTTGGCCTGGAGGTCCGCCAGCTCGGCGTCGTCCTTGGCCTTCTGGTTGGCCTCGATCTTGTCCACGTGCTCCTTGAGGGGCTTCGTGGCCTCGGTGACGGCGTTGGTCACCGTCTCGCCGATATTGCTCAGGCTGTCCGAGAGGGTATCGACCTTCTCGGAAAGCGCTTTGAACTGCTCTTCAGAGACAGCCATGGGTTCTTCCTTTCCGTTGGTTTGAGAATCCCGCTCGGAGCCGCCGAAAAGGCTGGCCAACGCGGATTTGACGCGCTCAGCGAGGCCCGCTCGGTCGCGTTCCTCCATTGCGCGGACGACCGACATGGCCGCCCAATCAAGCTCGCGATCCGCGATCTCCAGTGCGGAGTTCACGACCTTGAACTCTTCGCGCTCGCCCCGGGCGTCGACGAGCATGCCCACGCCCTGATCGGGCGTCGCCGCGCCTTCCTCAGCAGTGAGGATCGCGTCATGGTCGAATTCCATGTTGCGCGCGGTGTATTCGTACTCGGAGCCCTCCGGCGCAGGCTCCAGATCGCACAGGAGACCCGTCGAGGTGTGGATCGGCTGGCCCTGCTCGATGGCGTTCAAGACGGCCCGCCCCGCTTCAGACCGTCCGGCCACCTCAACGTCGATCACCTTGTCGAGGAACACCCGGCCATTCTCGCGGCGCACGTTCTCGTTCCAGGCCCCGATCCAAGTCGCGTTGATGCCCTCCGGGTCGCGCGCTGAAACGAACGCGTTGCCGATCATCGGGTGCCCGGCCGGAGCCGGCGAGCGGTTGAGCGTGTGGTAGCTCTTCGCGATCTCTTCGGCTTCGTACCGGATGCCGTTCATCACGATGCCGTCGGGCAGGGTCGCCGAAGGGACCACGATGACCGCGCGGCCGTTGCGAGTCTCGCGCTTGATCTCGGCCATGTTCGCCAGAGTGCGCACGTTGACGCGCACACGCGCTGGCGACGCCGCCCGATTGGCGGCGAAGGTCTTGCCTGTCTTCATGGGGGTCTCCTATTCGCCGCCGGCGGCCGCCACGGCTTCATCGAGCGCCTCGCGCTCCTCGTCCTCGTCCATGGGCTCCAGCGGCTCCAGATCGATGACCTCGCGGATTTCGTCGCCGGTGAAGACCGCGTCGAAGCCGCTCTTCTGGTTGACGTCCGCCATCTTCACGGCGCGGTCGATCTTCTGGTCCATGCTCATCTCGGTCAGGTCAGACCAGTCGATGACGGAGAGCCGCTCATTGATGACGCGGAAGCGCTGCAGCCGGGTGATGACCTCGCGGATGTTCGGCCGGGCGATCTGTGAGCGGCGAGCCTGGCATGTCTGCGCCCAGTCGTTGGCGTCCTCGGTGCTGGCGCGCTCGCCGGTCTGGTTGCCGATGAGGATCTTCAACGGCATGCTGACCGAAGCCGCGAAGCTTTGAAGCGCGATGTTGAAGAAGTGCTCCGGGCTGGGAAGCGTGATGCTTAGCCCTTTGGCCTGGATGCCCTGCAGCATCAGCGCCTTGTCGAAGCCCTTTTGATAGTCGTCGACGACCTCGGAAAGCTTGTCGGCGATCTCGGCCGGATTGGTGACGCCCAGCATCTGGGCCAGTGTCTCAAGCCGCGCCTCCTTGTCGATCTCCAGAACCGGGCTGGAGCGGGCGTTCTTCCAGAAGCCCTCGCCGCCGGCGCCTGCGACCTTCTCCATGACCAGCAGGTCATTGAACCCGGCCTCAAGAAGGCTTTCGCCGTGGATTGATCCGTCACGCGACCAGATCACCACGCGGTCGGGGTGGACCATGAAGCTGCGGGTCTTGGTCTGGTCTTTGGAGAACCTCGCCTCGTTGAACTGGAACATGGTCGGCTGACCATAGGTCGGCGAGGCCTCGTCGGTATCCCAGGTCGAGACCTCAAGCTGGCCTTCCCACGCCGGAATGATCTCCACCAAGCCATCAAGCCCGCCTGGGACCGTGTCCACGGGATCCTGGAACCGCTTGTTATCGGCCAGGCGGAAGATCAGGCCGGAGTAACGCCCGACCAGGGAGCGCCTATCGGCCTCGGCGACATGCTGCCAGAACCGCAGCCGATCCAGCGCCTCGCGCAGATCGCGCTCCAGCCGAGTTTCGTCGTGAACCTCTTCGGCTTCCAGGATGAACGGGTTGTCCTGCCAGACCTTGCGGGTGGTCTTGTCCACGGCCGCGCGCGCCAGCGCGTTGCGGCGGAACATCTGCCAGAGCTGGTCAAAGACCACGATCTCGGGGTAGCCGAAGTCGCGGTAGTGATCGTGTTTCTCATCGGCCTGAAAATAGCCGGGGAACATGGCCCCGAGCCTGCGGTGCACCGCGTTCATGATGCCCTCGACGCTGCTGACGTTCTTCGCAGGTTCGCTCATCAGCGGTGCCTCCTCGTCAGCAAGACGCCTGCGGTCGCCGCCGGCTGCGCCAGCGCATTGAACGCCCCTGACAGCGCGTCCACCTGGTCATCGTGCGCGCCCGTTGGAAAGACGCTGATCTCGTCAAGGAACGCCTCGTTCCAGGCGCCGCGAACCAGCTTGACGTTTCCGGCCTCGGCTTGAGCGTTCACCGCCACGGCGCGGGCCTCTTTCTTGCCCCGCGTCATCTCGGGGTCGATGCGCACGTCGTATCCCGCCAAAAGCCGAACAATGCGCTCAGCCCATGCCTTGCCACCCGCAGCCGGGTCCTGGGGAATGCGCTGCGCTGTGTCGTACCCGTCCTGCCCCGCAGTGTTCGTGATCAATCGCTCAACCCCGTCCGGGCTCAGCCGGTCGCGCGTCACGTCCTCGATGTAGTAGACACCGCCGCTCTCGCGCAGGCGCAGACCACAGGTGAAGTCCGGGTCGTTCGAGCCGTCATACGCGGTTCCCGCCAGGTCCCAGGCCCTCAACACACGCCCGCCCGCCGGAGCGGCGTTGACCACCTCGAACCAGCCGCGCTTGAACATCGCGCCTTCGCGCGGCGCCGGGCTTTGCTGGAACTGCCCCGCCACAGCGAAAGAGCCGAGCGCCTTCTTGTCGCGATCCACCACCGTGCGCGGGAAGCGCTCAGGAAACAGAAGCTCCCCCGGCTTCGTGCGGGGGTCCTGGAATCCGATCCCGGTCACACATCTGCGGTCGGGCTCAAATTCCATGGGCAGGCACAAATGCTCATACCCAAAGTCCGAGGCGAGTATATGACCGCTGACGTCCTTTTCATGAAGGCGCTGCATGATGACGATGATCGCCGAGCGCTTGGGGTCGTTCAGGCGCGTCGGCAGCGTTTCGTTGAAGACCCGCAGCGCCGTCTCGCGCTCGGTCTCCGAATATGCTTTCTCCGGGCTCAGCGGATCATCCCAGATGACGACATCGCCGCGCCGGCCGGTCATTGACTTCACTGCGCACGACTGGCGCCAGCCCCGCGCCGCGTTCTCAAAGCCTGTCTTCTCGTTCTGATCGCTCACCAACGGCGTTGGCCAGAGCCGCTGATACCACTCGCTGTCGATCAGGGCGCGGCACGAGCGGTTGTCCCGTGTCGCCAGCCCCTGCTCATGCGACGCCCCGATAATGCGCGCCTGCGGCCAACCAAAAGGCCCCCACAGCCATGCGGGGAAAAATACCGCCGTCGCCGATGATTTCGACATGCCAGGCGGGATGTTGATCAGAAGCCGGGTTATCTCCCCGCGCGCCACCGCTTCAAGGTGCGCGCCCATGGCGTCCATATGCCAGCCGTGAACATAGTCGTTCGGGATGATATGCGGCCAGGCCGCCTTAATGAAGTTGGAGAGCGAGCGCCGGCAGTATTCCCGATCCAGCGCGTCCCAATCAGCCGGCGTCAGATCCAGACCGGCG